CTCTGAGTTTCTAAATTCGTTTTGCTCTAGATCATATACATATTCTAGCTCTTTCCAGTCAGCTCCTAGAGTTGTTGATACTTGGCTTGCTAATGATGTTAAAATGCTTGATATATTACTCATTATCTTCTGCCTCGTCTTCTAAGCATACACCACCATCAGAGAATGGCTCGCACCTCTCACACACAACACCATACTTAGGGTGCGTATAAAACATCATGCCATCCAGAATTTCTCTCTTGCAATAATTACACTTTGTATGTAGCTCTATTATATTGCTCATATTCTACTTATAAACCCATAGTTAATAGCGTTTCTTTCTTGTTTATCGTATTTACCATCATCATCTTCATCAATTTTGATGTTCATTACATTTATAATCTTATCATACATGTTTCTATATATTTTAGACTTTTGCAAATACTGATCGTCTACTTGATCCGATACACTCATAAATATATAAGATAATACCAAATAAGTACTAGCTAGTTTAACTTCTGATATATCTAATAAATCAAATGAGCTGATATCTTCATATCTATCTGTGCTTGCATCTACTTTATACTTACCTTGTAAGTTAAGCGTTTGAACTATCTCATCTCTAGCAGCTAAATGGCTTAATATATGGCTTGTTTCAGTATTAGGTAGATATTTATCATATTCATATATGACTCTTTTAAGATCTTGATCATCAGAAAATACGATATTTAACCCATTAACAACCATTGCAGATGAATCAGCTGATATAGATATCTGATACCAGTATCGTTCGACTGAGTTAACATTTGTTTTAGCTTCTAGGTTAGTTGATTTATCTAAACCTCTATCCCATGTGATGAAACCAGGTCTATTAAATGCCTTAGTATCATCAAATTGACCGCTAACAGCTGTAAATGCTGATCCATTATAGTATTTAACTGATAATGTTGCTGCGTTGGTATTGGCAGCTCCAAGCTCCACATAGATATTATTAATCGGCTTATAGAAACCAATATAGATAAAATCTTCTGCTGCAATCATTGTAAATGATGCTGTATCTCTATCAAATTGTAGCAGCTCATTAGAATAGTCTGCAAATACAGAGTTATCATCGTGTAGAATTGTTAGTTTTTCATTTGTTTTAATCATCTCAATCCCTATGTAATCTTAGTTATTTTAACCTGTGAATAAACAGTACTAACTGAAAAGTTCGCACTTAATCCATAACCAAATGAGCCAGCACTTGTCTGACATCTGTGTTGAAACTCATACACTTTAGTTGATGCAACTGTTACAACTCCGGTGCATCTACTAATAGTCCCTGCGTTGGAAGCTGATCCGGAGTATTCCGATGAACCTATTATTTCTGTTACTGTATCTGTTATGTTTTCAAATCTTGTCTGGTGTCCGTTTACATTAGCCGCTGGTGCTGTTGCCTCTATATGATAAGTTCCAGCTGTTAAAGTTATCTGATTAGTAGCTATTGAAACTGATCCTGTTGCACCTGTTAAAGTATTTAGATCTCTAGTTCTCCACGCATTATTACTAAATGTACCACCAAAAGAAGCAGCAGTTTTAACATCCTTTACATAGGTTATTTCTAGAGTGCTTCCACCGCCACCGCCACCTGTGCCGTATTCAGTATCAACTCCAGCATCATTAACCGAGTGAAGTTTCTTTGTAGTTGAGTCTACATATAAAGCTGTACTACCGCTTTCGGGAGTAGCTGGTGCGGTGTCGTTTTTAATTATAATTTTGCTCATAATTACCCCTCTAATCTTCTATTAATACTAAGTCAAAACCTGCTGATACACTTGCTTGCGTCACTGCGCCTGCTGTTATCTCTGCTGTCATTTCTATATCTGTTTTTGCAGAAAACTTCTCAGGATCATCATACACATATTGCAATCCAGCTCCATCTGAGGGTATTGAGGTCTTGTTTTTTAACTGAAACACCTGCCCGAATGGTCTAGCTCTTAATCTTATGATGAAGTTTGTTACTTTCTTAGCACCAGCACTTGATGCAAAAAACGATCTTAGATAGCCTGTTGTATTATTGGGGATAGTATAGACCGCCATTAGTGTTTGGTTGTTACCGTTATCAATCACTGCTCTGATGTCTGTTGTCGTGTTAGGTCTACCATTTGTTACTGCTCCATTAACATAGCAATAAACAAAGCCAGCTATATCAACTGAGCCAACATTTTTAAGTCTAAAAACTCTTATCAGCGGAGTTGTTAAGGCTACCCTTGTTTGACCTGCTAGCGTTATTGTCTGCAAAACTAGATCATAATTAGAGTCTAATCCTTGTATTTCTATATCTTGAGTATCACCCGCATCTGTTGATGATAGAGAATCAATATCTGCTGTGGTTGAGTATGTGTATTGCATTTCTGCTATGTCTGAATCATTAGCGCCATCCCATACTGTAACTGCACCATCCCCAGTGTCAAAATCACTAGCTGATCCAAACTTATGAGTAAAGCTAGTGTTAATAACATCACCCTTAGCAATTGATAAACCATCTTCACTGTTGGCGACCCTTAAGTTTCCAGATAATGTTGAGCCTATGTTATCAAAAGTACCGGTATCACTTAGCGCAGTTAATACAGACTTCTGTAGTGTTGCATCATCTTCACCACTAATGGGATCAGTAATTCTATGAGAACTTGGCTTGGAATTAGTTTTCTTTAATATTGTGTGAAGATCGAAAACAGTTTGATCCGAACCACCATTAATGTAGTGCACCCTATAATATTTCTTACTTGGTTGGAATGAGAATGTTTTCTCTGTATTTGCTGCAATTGTAAAGGTATCAGATTCTCTCCAAACTATGCCGTCTGAGCTAACATCGACATGCAAGCCGTTTGTAGCACTTGCAACATCACTAAAGACTGATACAAATATTATTGCATATTTTAACGTGTCAATTCCTTCACCTATAAATTCAGCTCCAGCAAGTAAATTGGCACTCGAGCTATTGTCAGTGTCAACTATTCCCTCCATAACAACGTGACCTTGACCGCTTTCATCAACTCGCATCGATGTACCACTTGTCTCGTCTATAATTATTTGCTTTCTAAAGTTACTCATTGAACATCCCAATCTGTGCCGTTATATATTATTGAAAATGATTCCCTACTATATATTATCGGGTTAACCTCACCTTGAATAGTGATATTAAGAGTGTTAGTTCCGACGCTAGAGTTAACAATGGTTATCCTTGACCCAGTGATTACACTAGAAAAACTGGTCACTATAGCTGGCTCTGTCTGTTTAACCACCTCAAATAGCTCCACGTTTATTGTTTCACTAGCATCAGTATCTATAATTCTATTAATTACTTTATTATCGAATATAACAAGATCACCGTTTATTGTAAGCTCACCATCTACGTTAATATCCTCAAATACAATCATTTGCTGATTCTCTGGTATTTCTACCTCGCTATCAGCGGCTACATTATTATATGAGAAATTCTCATCATCAATACTGACAAGATCTAGCTCACCAGTTAAAGGATTGAGCTTAAACGGCACTTTTTACCACACTTGCTAATATCTTCTTTTTATTGTCTTGGTATGTAACTGTTATAGAGCCAATATCAACAGCAGCTAGGCTATAAGTATAAACCTCTACTAAAGCTGTTGGATATGTTGCCGTTATGGTGTCGTATTCTCCAAATGGAGCAGAACCACTAGAGACTATATATAAAGGATTGTCTGCTGAATTATTAAAACAAACTTCTTGAGCTGTATCACCATCTCTACTAGGTGATTCAACAAAGCTTCTTTTTTGATTATCTTGTAGACTGCCAGATGCTCTAATCATTTTCTCATCCCATTGGCATAATACCAAGCTACTACTCTTTTACCTCTAGGGTATATATTGATTATCTTATAGGTATAGCCAGTTTTCATTTGTAATTGAACTAACTTTTTCTGTAGCTCTTTCTCATCTTTCGCTTCAATGTAACTATACGAGACATTTAACATTTAAACCTTAAAACAAAAGGGTAGCCGACCGAAATCAGCTACCCCATTAGTATTATTAACTCTTATTATGGAGTTTCTTCAATCTTAACTACTCTCTTACCAGCATCTAATACTTCAAATCCTGCAAGATAGTCTAGAGAATATCTCCAAGCTAGGTTAGCTAGGTCATAGTCTCTCTGTAGTCTAACATTTTGTTGGAAAGCATATCCCATAGAACTTGGATGCCATGCGTATGAATCAGTTCCAGTAAATACGTTAGAAACAATTACTTTTAATCCATAAATTTCACCAATCTCACCATTTAATACAGGTCTGCTTGATCCGTATTTAGAGCTGTCGATAAAGTTATCAATTAATAGCATGTTTTTCTCTTGAGCGTTACCAACACCGATGAAGCATTCATTAGGGTTGATGTTTTGAGCGATTAATAATCTTCTCATCTCAAGGATATCAGTTAACTCGATATCTTCATTTGCAGTATCGTTGTACTGAATTACATGATCTGGAGCTGCTGCTGATGCATTATCAAATTCAGCTTTAATTTTTGAATCAATATCGTAGGCTAAGTCTTTAGAAGCTTTCATAACACTATCCTGAGTAACTTGTAGCATTGATTGTTGATCTGCAATATCTTCTAAAAGAAATTGAACTACTCTGTGCTGATCAAGACTGATAGTGTCTGCTTGATAAGTAATAATTTGTGAATCGACTGAGGTATTCTCGCCTTTAGAACCAACAGTAAAACCACCAGATCTAGGTAGTTTGATTGAGCTGGTACCCTTGCTTGCAAGGTAAGAAAAGTCAGATACAGTTGGTAGTAATTTTGATTCTTGTTGTAAATAAAGTTGCGCAACCTCAGCTACACGTGCCATTGCACTTGCAGAAGTTTCAGTTACACCCATTAAAGCGTCAGCCATGGTAATCTCCTATAAATTAGTTAGTTGGTATCCCAGATAGTTGTTGCATTACATATTCTTTACGTTCTGCTGCATTCATCTGTGCTACCGTTTTGTTAGTTGGTTTCTCTATTGCTGGTTTAGTATCAGCCATAGATTTTACTGTGTTACCTTTAAATAAATATTTCTTATCTTCTTTTAGAGAATTAACAAATGAATGAATTGATTCTTTGGTAGGCTCTAGCTCACCATCTGGAATCTCAATCATCTTTGCATAATCTTTTTGAGCTAATAGATCGTTTACATCGTAAGCATTCTTAGCTTCTCTAGATACTGCATTCATTACGTTTGATCGAAGTAGCTTATCTTCATAGGCTTGTAACTGTTGCTTATAAGTTGAAGATTTCTCTTTCTCCATCTGTAGCATCTCTTGGTAGTTACCTTTTTCTTCTAGCTCACGCTTTTTGTAATTCTCCAGCTGATCACGCATTGTTTCAAACTCAGATCTAAACTCGTTTTTCTGAGACTTGTTACGCTGAGATTCAGCAAGAAGTCTTTCATTAGTAGATTTCAATTGTTCAATTGTAGCTACTAGATTACCCTCGTCATTAGCGTTCGCTGTGATTTCACCTTCGTGATTTTCATCTGACATTTTATACTCCCTTATATTGTTGTTTAGATTCTACCTATTTGTAAAATCATTTCTTACTTAGCTTGATTGCTCCAGCTAGAGCATTAACAATCTTTCTCCTAATACCAGCATTGAAATCCTCGCCTATCTTTGGATCTGGTGTCATTCTCCTGATAACCTTGGATTTTCCAGCGCCTAGATTATTATGATATTTAGCCTTTGCATCTGTAAACCACACTCTTAGATAATTCCTGAATTTTTTACTTTTAATTGATTTGAGCATCTTCCCAGTTAATTCTAGATTTCTAGGCGATTGCTTTTTCTCTTTCAGCTTTCCAGATCCCATAGCTTTTACATAGCTACTAGAGTATTTCTGAAATCTAGCCTTACCGCCAGTGTTTTTAGGGTTTAAGCCGCCTCTATTAACAGGCGATACACCTCGCTTAATAGATGCGATTATCTCGTCTTTGATAAATTTATCCAGCAATCTAATAAATATAGGCTTAGCTCGCTCTGTTAAAGTAAGTGCAATCAATCTTCTCTGTGATCGCTTAATCTTTATAGGCATCTAAAACTCCAGATCCATATCTTCTGACTCACTAGGTGATTCCCAGTAAAAATCATCATCATCTGACTCTTCATAGTGAATAAATTCATCATCATCCATACTAAGCCTTTTCTAATTCTCTAGTTGCTAATGATCCAGCGCCACCAGAGTTATCAGGCTTTTTACTGCCAGATGTAGCTAATGGATCACCTCTAAAATCATTTATTATGTTAGATATATCTCTCATTATTTCTTTTTTGAATGATTG